TGCAGAAGTTCCATTGTTGCCACTTGCAGTTACTTCATCTAATACTGTCCAGTTAGTGCTAAAGGAACTATTACTTCCTAACTGCCACCAGCTTACTAAGTTTGAATAGGCACTATGATTATTTAGATTTTGGGGAATACCCTCGCTATAAATTTCTGATACTTGTGATTGTGTTAAAGCAGCGTTCCAAACAGAACCATTTGAAATAGAACCTTCAAAATATCCAGCTCCAAGGTTAATTTTACCAATTGTAAATGGAGCTGTAATACTTGCTAAATTATCACTTGCAGTTGCACTTCTTCCTGCGTAAACGGGGACAGATGAACCATTTAAATACATTTTACTAACTAAAGATTCCATAGTAAGTGTAACATTATACCATTGATTAGAATTTATTTCAGCTAAAAATGGAGCAGATTGTCTGTTGTCTATATCATCCCATAATGTAACATAATTAGTGCTGCCACTTGTCCAAACATAAACACCAAAATTATTATTAGTTGTGCTTTGCGATTTTTGCCATATCCATTGAGTAGAAGATGAACTTAATGTAGCTTTAAACCAAAAACTAATAGTCATATCAGTTAATGAAAATACATCTGTAGTGCCAACTTGTATATAATCATCTGCTCCATCAAAAGATAATGCAAACGGCGAAATAGAAGTTTTAAAAGATAAATCCGAAACCACTAAATTGGCTTGTGTCATTCCTGAGCTTGTGCCTATGTTTGAGTTAGAACTTGAGTCAGGGATAGACCAAGTTGTAGTTGATGAATCATAAGTAGCAGAAGCATCTAATTTCCACCAACCTTGTAAAGAAGTAAAGCCACTCATTGAAGTAAGTGGAGAACCATTATTGTAAAGAGTTTCTATTGAGTTAGAACCTGTTGCTGGTAGTGCTGCATTAAATACAGTCATATTACTTAGTAGCCCATCGAAGTGGTATTGTTTTCCATCGCTTGTTGAACCTGTTGGAAAAGCTCCAATTGTTAAGTTGGTGTCAAAACTTGGTGTTGTTGAACCTAAATTATTTGTACCAGCATAAGCCGTTTTGTTTATGTACATTGTAGCTATTCCTGTACTACCATCAAATGTTATTGCTGCGTGATACCATTCATTTAAATTTATACTTTGATTTGTTATTCCAGCCGATTGATTTGCAAAAGCTACATTTGCTCTTAATTCATTGCTGTGCGCATATAAACCTATAGCATTTTCCCACCAGTTTGGAAGTATACTAATTCCAAATATATAATCAAGTGTAAATGAATGAGCTTGAAACCAAATTGATACAGTAAAAGCACTTACTCCGCTTAATCCAGTATAACTACTAATATCTACGTATTGTCCAGTGTTTTGTGTTCCTGTTAAATCAAAAACATAATCTTTAAGAGAACTGTTGGGCGTCAAATATTCTGCTCCGTTAAACGCATCTTGGTCACCGAGTGGGTAATATGCCACTGGCTTTGGACTTAGCGACATTGGGTTTCCTATACCAGTAGAGCTTGAACCATACAAAGTAGTTACTTGGCTTGAAGAAAGTTCATAGTCAAAAATACATACTGCATCTAATTTACCTACCATTCCGTATTGACTGCCGTTTTCTGTATTAATGTATTTTAATGCAGGAGTGTAATCTGTCATAGTACCTATTAAAGAACCATCTAAATAAACTTTAGCAGTAGTTCCATCTCCTGTTATACAAACGTTATACCATTGATTAGTGTTTAATAAGCTATTATATGTGTAATAATCTACTCCACCTGTATCTCTAACATAAAACCTTGTTGCTCCACCTGTTTCGTGTATTTGCGGATAGTAATTGCTGCTTCCACCACCAAGCATAACACCTGTAATAGTTGTATTCCAATTAACCCAAAAAGAAACAGATTTAGTTGTGTTAAGTTGTATTGTAGTAAACTCTATGTGTGTTGAAGAAGTGTCAAAGTCCATAGAATAGTTACTTTGCTTATTAACATTGCTTTCTGTGCCGTTCCATGCGTTAGGCAAACGCCATTGTCTATTTGTAAACTGTGTACTCATAATTAATCTCCCATTCTATTAAAATATTTCAAATTACTTGGTTCAATAGTTGACAAGTCCTTAGTTAGTCCAGCTGAGGTTGCACTGTAAATCTCAGATACTTGTGTAGATGTTAAAGCTGTGTTCCAAATTGCTATTTCGTCAAGGTTTCCAGCAATATGCGCTTCAGTATTTGCACCACTTGACCTGTGAGATGCTCCTATGTAAGAAATGCCATTAAATCCTGAAGTTACAGGAGGATAAGAACCAATACTACCTGAATTTAAAGTTCCATCTAAAGTGCCATTACTATACAATTTTATATCAGTTCCATCATAAGTAACTGCTAAATGAACCCAAGTATTTACAGAAAAATTACTTATAGCAACTGTTAAATCTTGAACAGTTCCTAATCCTATCATGTAATAATAAACACCACCTGTTCTATAAATTCTTAAAAAGAATCTACTTCTTGCAACACCACCGCCACCAAAATCATAAGTGCCTAAAATACTACTATTTACACCATTATTAATTGCTGGCATATTAACCCAAGCCGAAATAGAACAATTTGTAGTTAAGTTATCTGCTGGTACAAAGTTTGTATCTAAATAATCATCTGAACCATCAAAGCTTATACTGTAATTATTAGCAATACCAGCCACAGCCACTTCTACAGATTGAGTTGATGTATTTGGACAAACACTTGAACCACTTGAAGTAGTATTATAAGTTATTGTATAACTTGCAATTGTTGTAGCACTTAAATCTATCTGACCTGTTGAACTTCCTGTATTAGTTCCACTATCTACAAACACTAAACCACTTGTTGAGCTAAACGTACCGCCTGTTAAACCTGTAATAGTTGGTGTTGGGTCTGCATCTGTTGGCTCATAACTACTTGCTGAATAAGCAAAGGCAGCAGAATCTAAATTGTTAATAGTTAAACTGAAAGTAGCAGTTGCAGCATTGGTATCTGTATAAGTAATTAAATAAGTTGCTCCAGCAGTAGAAGAAGAAATATTTACTTCACCTGTAGATGTGCTAACAAACACTAATCCAGTAGTTGAACTAAATGTACCAGAACCTTCATTACCGCTTACAGTTGGAGTTGGGTTGCTTGCATCTTCACAAAAAGCACTTGCAGAATAAGAAATACCAAGTGCAGGGTCGCCAACAATATCTGTATCACCAGCCCAACTTGTTTTTTGAGATTTACCCCAGTCATTAGTTGCTGTATGAGCTGCTTGCCCCCAACCAATATTGTTATTTTCTGAACCTTTTCCCCAGTTACTCATTTATTTATATTTTTAAAGTACCCATCCACCAAAATCTGCAACATCATCTGGGTACATATCTTCTTGTGAATTACTATAATATTCAGGTATTAAACCAGCTGCATTATTTTGCATCCAGTCAATAAATCTATTCGTATAAAACTGCGCTGTTGTCCTGCTTCTTTCAACTAAACTATCAACGTGTTCTTTTGTTAGTGCTGTACTATTTTCAGGATTCTTAGTGTATATACCGCCATTAGCAATATTAACTCCAGCATACGGCAAATATTCTACCATTGCCCAGTGCAATAACATTGGTTTAATATAATCTCGTAATAACGATAAATAAGGGTCAACTAAAGTTGATGGATTAGCAGTTATATCATTTTGTATTTTAACATATAATTCAGTGCCTAAATAATTTTGGATGTGTATGTCTTGCGCCTGATTTAAAAAGGGTAATATCTTGTCATTGTCAATATTACCATTAGCAGCCGTAAAAACTGAAATATCGTGTCTCGTTACAAATAGTGCTTTACTCATTTCTTCTTCTTTCTTGGGTTTTTATAACCATTATTAGGCATATCTATTGGTCTTTGAGCAACTTTTTTGTTGTTTTCTCCATACCTTGCGCTGTCTCTTACTCCGCCTTTTATAGGTAAAGATGTAATCATTTTTCTTGCTTGACCAACACTTATTTTTTTGTTATTTTTTCTTAAATAGATATTTCTAATCCAAGCGTGTTTGCAATTAGCACCGCCTTTATAGAGCCAAATATTATAACTTGATTCACCTGTTGCAGCAAGTTCAGAATTAGCTCGGCTTTGCTTGTCTAAATCTTCTTTTCTATATACTTTATTAGCTTTTATCATTTTTCTGCAAAACTCTCTACTATTATCGCCTGCTTGTGGCGGGAAATATTTATACCTAATTTTAAATAATGAAGTATCTTGCTCGCTTGTTCTTTGTGGAGATGACTTTACAACGCTTGCAAAGTTAAAATGGCTGATAATATTATCTTCATCGCTTGTTGCTAATTGACTGTCTATAAGTTCAAACCCTTCAATTTCTTCTTCTTCTCCGCAACTTATTATATCATTGGCTATATTATTTAATTCATCGTCTGAAACATCATGAAAACACGTTTTATTACTTGCAGCCATTAACTCAAGTTCTGTATTATCTTCTTCTTCTTTAATACCAGTTTGTTCTTCAACGGCTTCTTCACCTTCAACATTCTCTAAGTCCATAAACTCTAACGGTTCTATAGTTTTAAAGTAAAGATTTAAACTAATATCATTAACTGCTAAAATCGTTTCTAAGCAATCAATTAAAAGGTTTTGGTATGGTTGTATAACAACGTTGTTAAAAAGCCGTGATGCGTTCTCTATTTCGTCAGCATTGCTTGAAAATCCATTAGCTGAAGATAAACCCAATAATAATGGCGAAGTAACCCTGTGAGTTAACATAATTTTTCTACTACATTCTTGACTTAGATATTCGTAATGTTGTGGGGCATTATCAAGCGGTATATCTTCTACAGTCGTTTTGCTTTCTGCATTATTGTTAAACGCTACAATTACCTTTTCACCGTAACTGCCTGTGAGTTTTTGCATTACATCATTCTTAATAGCAAGTTGTTTCTCCCTATCTGGTACGCCATTGTTAAAATTCACGACTTTCGTACCGCTAAAGCCATTCTGAGTATCGTTAATTAAATAACAAGCAATCTCGTTTTCAAGCGTAGCATAAGCTGTATTATAATCCGCTGGTGAATAGTAATAAAAACCAGTTACATATCTTTTTACAATGTATATTTCATTTTGTGCGCCACTACCAAAAACAGGAAACTTTTTTAATTTAGTATTTCTATTAACTTTTGACCAATTAGCAGAATAAAAATAATTTTTTATTTCTCCTTTGTCATTCATTTTTTCAGCTCTTAACGTTTCTCTTGGAAAATGTGTTATTGCTGATATTTTATTACCATTGTAAGTAATCTGAAAACTTGCTTCACCTAATAATTTTAAATCTTGACAAACCTTTCTTAAACAATCGCTTTTAACTAAACTTTTCATTTGTGCATACTGGTCTGGCTTTTCAGCAGAATCAGTAGCATCTAATCCTTTACCGTATATTTGGTTTACTACTCCATTAATTACAGCATTATTTGTAGTGCTATCCATATAAGCATCTATCAAACTTTGATAATAATCATTATTATCTCCTATTGAAACCCAGTCCTTGTTTCTTTCTTCTGTAATTGTTGGTCTTTCGTATTGACCTAATTGTATTAAATGTAGATTATCCATAATATACGAAGTTGTTATCTCCTGTACTTTGCTCTATATAAACGCCATTTGAAATTTCATAATCTGAAAGCGTTTGGTCTGAACAGTACATTTTATCTTTAAAAATTATTGCGTTATCTGTTGTATTGGTGATTGTAATAGTATAGTAATTGTTTTCAACTAATGCCTGAGTAGTTGAATATTGATAATAGTAATCCAGTTCAGAAAATGTTGCATCATTATCTGTTGTTATAACTTTATTTTGAGCTTCCGACTTTATCACTAATTTATAAGTTTTAGTACCAGTTATTGTTTCTCTTGGTATAAAGTTAATAATTCGTGTGCCACTTGTAGTTAATATTTGCATATTTTTAAATAAAAAAAGAGGTGGTTAATCACTCCACCTCTCCAATCAAACTATATATTATGAATCACACAATTATATTAATCGCGTCTTTTTTAACTATTAGTTCCCACAGTAACAGTAACAGTAGCTGAACTCATTCCCGCTAAAGGATCAGCAGAAGTTCCGCCATTAATAAAGTTAGCTGGTTCAAGCTCTTGTCCTGTAAGTGTTAATGTGTAACCACTCATGTCTCCGAAAGCAGTTCCCGTAGCAATTGTTCCGCCTGACACTTCCATTCCGTGTTCAAGACCGCAAAGCATAAAGTTACCATTTCTATCTTCTACACAGATATGTGGTCTTCCGTAAGCCATAAGTTTTAATTCCTTATTATCTTCTTTAGATAATTTAGGTAGTGTTAAAGTCAATGTTTCTTCAAAGAATGTTGTTCCATTCTCTCTACTTGAGGTAATAGCAGTTTCTAAACTGTTAGTACCTTTTAAATCATATTGCAGTAGGGTTATTGTACCTGTCATATCTGTAATTTCATCAGCAGTTTTAGTTACAGTTCCAAGTTCTCCAAAGTCGCAGAACCAAGCTCTAACTATCCCGCCGATTACATCTTTACAAGGTACTTTTCTACCAGCTGTTAAATCGCAAGCCATTTGTTTTTAGTTTAAATTAAGGGAGCATTTCAGCTCCCTAATTATTATTTTATTTCTTAAGCGTGATAAAGAACGATATCAGAACCAATTCCGTAATTTACACCGCTTGTGTATCTCATTACAACTCTAACATTTTGACTTCCGTCAAGGTCAGCCATGTCTAACACTTTTACTTCGTTCATGTCATTTAATAAACCAGTACCAAAGTATAAGTTAGATTTTTGAGCAGCCATTGCAGTGTCGTCAGCTAATCCATTAGCAACGAATAATTTCACACCATCAAAAGAAAGTGCGCCATCACCGTACCACATATGCGACTTAGCATCAACACCTGAATTTGTAGCAGCAAATCCACCTAAAGCTCTAACGTAAGCTCTTGCGATGTTCTGGCTGATATAGATGTGTAAATCTTCTTTTCCGTAAAGTGAAGAAGGGATACTGTCAACAATTTCGCCTAATTGTGCAACAACATTTGCAGCAGTTACAGCAGCGTGGTTAGGAGCATCAATTACATCTGCATCAGCTAAAGCCAATGTTACTAATCCGTCAAATTCGCCAGCATTAGCGTTAACGCCTTCCCATATGTTTTGCTCAGTTTTTTCAGCAACTAATCCAGCAACGTGTCCAATTATGAAATCAGAAAATTGTGGTGGTAAGTTATCAAAAGCAGAAATACCCATTTGAACAGCTTCCCAATCCGATTGAAAATCTTGCTTGCAAAATTGTAAGTTTACTTGAAACTCCTCTGGTTGTAGTAATCTTTCAGTTAATGTTACTGTAGCAGTTGCATCAAAATCGCAAGAAGCGTTTTTAATTACATTTGCATCAGTAGCCACTTTTTTCATTGTGGACTTATATTTGATATTAGGCATTACTTCGATTCCGCCTTTATCAATAGTATTTGCAGAAAGTAAAGCAGCAGAAATATATTTTCCAGCAAACTCTCCAGCATACGTTGTAGTTATGTTAGTGGTTGTAGCCATTTTTTATTTATTAATTATTGTTAAAAATTTTATCAAAAACCCTGTCTTTAGTTGTTACTGTTCTATTTGCAGCAATTTTAAAATTAATTTTGTTATCAACTTCAGCTTCAGGATTATGTTTTACAGGTTCAGGAGCAACTGCAGAAAGTTCTTCTTTTGTTTCTTTAATTGCTTCTTCTTTCATTTCTTCTTTATCTTTGTAACCCATTTCTTCAATCATTGCTTTGATTTCATCAACCGCTTCTGCAAATTCTTGTTTAGTTACATATTTCATTTTTTCTTCTTCTTCTAAATCAGTTTCTACTTCATTAGATTCTTCCGATAATTCCTCTTCTTCAACTGCTTCTTCTTCTTCAGCAGCTTCTTTAATACTGTCAATTAAACCTTCTTCAATAACAACTAAAATTTTACCTTCTTCTAATTCATATTCGCCAATAGGTAAAGCAACTTGCTCATCTTCAGTTTTTATAAATATAGATTCACCAGCTTCAAACTTTTCTGCAACTAATACAGTTCCGTTTTCTAATTTCATTTCAGCCATTTCTATTTTGTTTTCAGAAAGTTCAACTTTTTCACCAACAATATTTTTTATTTTGTTAAGTATGTCGTTTGCTTTCATAATTTGAGTATATACCTATAAACGTTTGAAAACCTTTACTGTTATATTTTTTTGCAACTTTTTTTTATACTTTGCCTATTCCTTGCGCTTGTAAGCTGCCATCGCAACACTTATTGCTATACTTTTTACCATCTGGACACAAACAACCTCGCTTAGTATTTTTAGGTGAAGTATTGCTTGGTGTTTTAAATTTTTTACTTTTCATATTATTTCTTTTTAACGCAATTAGGTCTTCTTTTTCCGTTTATAGTTTGCCAACCTTTTTGCTCGTAACCATCCCAGCAAGGTGATTTAGTTGTTTTACCAGCTTCAATTTCTCCTAATTCTTTTAATTTACTTCCTGACCACCTTAAACCAGCTTTGCCGCCCCATAATAAATAGCTAATAGTTCCACAAGCTTTTTTATCTCCTTCGTCATAATATTCTTGCGCTCTGCTTAAATATGAATACATCCTTTTTAAAGTAGATAAACTGATATTTTCTTTTTGCGCTAATTGCTGCGCTCTAATTTTACCTACTTGCGTTGCACATTTATTATTTACTTTTTCATTTAGTTCTATTCCTCTTTTAGCATTATTACTAACTGCTTGCGGGTAATCATTATATGTTTCTAATTCTGTTCTTTTTCCTGAATTAGTTCTGCCATCTTTTTTAATTAATGCTTTTATATTACTTAACATATATTCAGCTTCTTCTTCTTCAATAGCAGCCATTTCTGATTTAGTATCTTCATTTCTAACTTGTGCTTTATCCGCAAAAAAACCTTCAATACTAAAGCCCTTTACTTTTCCTGTCTTTACGTAATCATTCCACACTTCATCATTTTCAACTTTCATGCTGATCATCCAAGTACCTTTTGGTACACTTAAACCATACTTTTTAGATTTATCCATTTCAGTATCTTCTACAATCCACGATTCAACAACAGTTAAATTGTTAATTTCCATTTCGTGTTCTAAAGTTGCGTTGTTTTGCATACTATTTTGAAAGAATAATTCGCTTGCCCTTCTTACTGTTTTCTCAGAAAAGTAAACGTAAAAAGTATTTTCTCCATTCTTTCTAAAAATTGGTTTGTTAGGTATCAAAGCTGCGCCCATTAACAGTCGCTTTTCGTCATCTATTTTTGCCAATTTTATTTCTTGGTCTGACAACGTTACAAAATCAGATTCAATTGCTGGCATTTCAACGATGCTCACAGCTTCGATTCCAGTTAGCCCTTCGCTATCTTCATCTAATATTAATTCTATTATATCCATTTTATTTTATTTAAAAAGTTGCTTGTTGTATTGTATTATTTTCTAATTGTTGTGCTGTAGTTACATCTCCGCTAACAACAAATGCTTGTACTGGTTCTTGTTGACCTAACGCGCCAGCCACTTGGTTAAAACCTGACTGCCCTACCACGTTAAAATTAGGGGCTTGACTTGCTGATGCTCCGCCACCACCACCACCACCAATTGAAGGCGGGCTTGAAGAAGTAGTGCTTTTTTTAGGAGCTTCATATTTTTGTGCAGCTATCATTGCTATTTGCGCAGCTCCAGAAATAGTTGCAAATGCTAAAGAAGCGATACCAGCAGGGTTTGGTATAGGTCCGATTGCTACAGGTGCTTGCGCCAAAGAAGCTGTTATTGCTTTTCCTGTGTCAATTACAGCCATTCCTAATTGTAAAGCTTTATTAAAATTAAATTGTTGTTTAGCTGCTTTTAATTCTTCTTTAGTTCCTTCTTTTAAGTTTTTCATTCTATGAGCAAAAACCGCATTGCCTAAAGATTGTATTGCCTGCGTTGCTTGTGATGCTATTTCTAATCTGTCATTTGCTTCTTGTAATCTTGCCTGCCTGTTTTGTTCTGCATAATTCTTTTCAATTTCTTGCAACTCAGATTGCCTTGCTTCTTCTAAAGCTTTAGTATCTTCACCGTAAAGAATTGCTTGTTGTATTAAATTACTGTATTTATCTTGAACAGCATTTTGTTCTTGTATTTGTTTACTTAATAAGCCGTTATAATATTGATTTTCTAAATCTTCTTTAGATTGTAGAAATTTTTCAAAATCTTCTTTTGCTTTATTATCAATTGCTGCTTGTTTAGCCCTTTCTTTTTTTAATTTTTCTTCTGCTATTTTTTCAGCTTTTAATGCAGCAGCTTCTTCTTTTTTCTTAATTTCAGCTTGCTTTTTTTCTTCAAGCTCAATTAATTTATCAGCGTAAAATTTATCAATTAATAATCTTGCTTCTGCTTTCTTTTTGCTTGAAACTTTTAAAGCATCTAATTCTTTTAAATCTCGTTCTTTCTGTCTTGCAAGTTTTTCTTCTTCTGTTTTATCATCAAAATCTTCTTGTCTTTTTTCTAATTTATTTCTAAAAGCTAAAAATTTTGCGTAAGCTGCTTTTCTTTTTTTAATTGCTTCTTCATCTAACTTTGCTTGCTTTTCTGCTGCTGCTTCTTCATTTTTAGATATTTTGTCAAGTGCTAATTTGTTTTCTGATACTTTTAACCTATTGGAAACCCTGTCCATAAAAGTACCTTCTTCTGCTCGTTTTTTACTTATGTCTGCCCAGTATTTCGCATCATCATTTGCTTTTGATAATGCTTTGTTTAATGCCTTTCTATCCTTAGCAAGTTTGTCTTTATCAATAGCTTTTCCTATAAATGGTATATCAGCAATGGCTTCTTTAAAACTTAAAAAAGAATCTTGCATTCCTCTTAAAGCTTTTTTAATGCTTGTTTTAATAATTGATATAGATACACTTGCAGTTTCTTTCATTTCTGAAAAAAACGCTCCTGTTGCTTTACTAAGAAATGTTAATGCATTTAAAATTCCTGTTAACGCTTGTACAAAAAACCTTGATATTTTACTAAAAACACCTTGCCCATCTTCTAATGATAATAAGAAACCTTCCCAAGCCGAACTTAATTTAGTAGTATCACCCTGTAAATTATCAAGTCGAATGTCTGCCATTGCTTGCGCAGCTCCACCAGAATTTTCTAAAGTTGTTGTTAATTTATCAATTGCTTCTTCGCTATTAGCTAAATTCAAAAGAGATTTTGCGCCAATTTCACCAACTAATTCTTGAGCAACTCCCAGTTTATCTGTGCTGTTATTTACTTTGCTATAAGCTTCTTCAAAAGTTAAACCCTTTTTATTTAGCTCACTCATTACTTTACTTAATCCAGTACCAGCTAAACTTCCTTTAACACCATTGTCAGCCAAAACACCAAGCAACCCAGCAGTTTCTTCTATTGATTTACCAGTAGCCCTTGCAATAGGAGCAGCCATTTTTAAAGATTCTGTTAACAATCCAAAATCTAAAGAAGATGAACTTGTACTTTTAGCCAATACGTCAACAACCCTTTGCGTGTCTGTTGCTTGTAAACCAAAAGAGTTAACAACTGAACCAGCCAGCGTTGCAGCTTGTGCCAAACCTACTTCCAAAGATGCAGCTAAATCCAAAGTGGCTTCTGTTGCAGCTAATATTTCAGGCGTTGTTTTACCAAGTTTAGCATATTCAGTTTGTAATTGCGCAACTTCTGATGCTGTAAATTGAGTTGACGAACCAAGTTCTTTTGCCGAGTTTGATAATTGTTCTAATTCTTCATTAGATGCGCCTGAAACGGCTTTTAACGTTGATAATTCTTTGCTAAACTCAGATCCTTTTTTAGTTGCAGCAGCAAATAAACCAGCTAATGCTCCAGCAGCAACAAGAAACAAACCGATTCCAGATGATGCAAGTGCTACTTTTAAAGTTTTAAATCCTGTTACTATTCTTTGTATTGGGGCTGGTAAAGCGTTTAAAGCTCCACCCATAGAATCTAAACTTTTGCTTGCATCTTTAGAAACTTTTTCAGTTGTTTTGCCTAAATTTTTAACATCTTTTTCCCCTTGCTTTACTGAAGATGTTTTTGTTTTTATATCTACTGTATAATTAATTGTTTTCATCTTCTTAATCTTAATTGGTTAAATGCTTCTTTAAATGTAATTGGCAACTTGTTAAGCCCTAATGCAATTTTTATATGCTTATCGTATAACTTATTTTCTTTACAAAATTCTAATGCTTCTAATATTGTTTTCATTATGTAGGTTCGTTTAATAATTCAAATGATGTTTCACCGCTTTGTAGCTTAGTAGTCATTTTATTAATTGTATAAGCTCTTGTTCCAACAATAATTAAATCATCTAATGTTAAATTCAATAATACTTTTAATGGTAGTATTGCAGAAAATTTAAAAATTCTTGTTCTTTTGTTAAATACTCTTGTAATATAATTTTGATAATACAATTGAAATAAACTATTTGTATTGCCACCATAATCAGTAAGTGTATAAGTATTTATTTCACTACCAAAGTTTAGATTATATGTAGGTGCTGTTGTGCTTGTTCCAAGTTCGCTGTACATGCTCGGTATCCAATAATCATCTAAAGTTGAATTTGTTCCTGTTGGACATAATGCACCATAAGTTTCTGGTCTTGTACTATCTAAAAAATTAATTGATGTTGTTGCATTTTCTTGATATATGCCATAAAACAATAATGGCTTGCCAATACTTGGTTTTAATTCAGCATCTATAAAACTACCAATTTGAACAGTTGTAAATGCACCGCTTGTTCTGTCTTGCAACCTTTCAAACAACATATGTTCAAAAGGTAATTTAATTTGATATATGCTTTTTTTACTTGCATCACTTATGTAATTTAATTCACCATATTTCTGGTTATTAGCATTAAAAAAAGTTTCTGCTAAAATGCTTTTAGGTGCTGCGTATTCAAAATCAACTTCACTGAATGGTATTGTTTCACCAACTGTATGTTCATTTGTTTTAACAAATTCAGTTATATTAAAAGTATCTCCACCAGCATAAAAACTGTCTAAAGTTTTAATTACTATTTCACCATTAAAATTTGTAAAAGCAGTTAAATTAAATTGCCTGAATAAACCATTTAAAAAATCTTTAATTTTTAATTTTGGCATCTGTTCTGTTATAACAACATATTTATCTTGTGGTTGTAACGTTGCAGAGCTACTTGTAAAAGTTGCTGTATTATTATAAGTTGTTGTAGTGCCATCATTAGTTACAAAACTTACCTTTCTATTAATAATAAATTTTGCTTGAAACTGTATAGAAGATTCAGAGCTTAATCTTCCTACCCATTGAATACCATTAAAAATATCATAAGCAAAAAGCACATCATTATCTAAACCATTTGCAGTACCAATTTCTAATGTAACAGAACTTGTTCCTGAATTGTTTTGACTTATTGCAAAAGATTGCCAGTTGTTAGCGCGTACAATTTCTAAATCATATTCAACACCAGTATATGCGCCAGCTGGAACAACTTCAAAAGTAATTGTTGTTTCATCTTCTGTTACAGTAACGCCACTATTAATATATTTTTTCCATAAGAATATGCCAGTATTCAAAGTAAAATAACCATACAGATTTGCTGTATTTGTTAGCTCGGTACAATTACCAGAACAAGAATATGTATCACTATTACCAACCCAAGTTCCAGCAGTTACCATCTTACCTTTTTCTCTATGTAACCACATAAACAAATTATTCATTACAGCAGAATCAAAAAATTCACCTGTTTTAAAAGTGATATTATATTGCTGTTCTATCGCTTTTATAATGTGCTTTATTAATATAGCTGGTTTTAAATCTTCTGTTAAAACCCCCCTTTGTTGATGGTGCGATGAATGCGTGCTAATATTTAAACCAGTATCCATATTATTAGTACCATCATAAATATAACTTTGTGAGTGCGCAATTAATGGATATATAATTGCATCGTTATAAGCTACAGAATCAACAGTAAAGTTTAATCCATTTTCTAAGCCGTCTTTTACATTAGTTAAATTACCACTATGATTAAAATTGTTTAACCAAACTAAATCTGATAATTGGTCTTCATTAATAAGATTTTTAAAATTAACTGTATCGCCAAAGAATGTTACTTTATACATTGATGGCTCGTTCTGTTTCATTACAACTTCATTCAATTGTATTTTACCAAACCTAAAATGTAAGTGGTTTAATTCTATTCTTGATTGACAAAATATATTAGCATCAAACCCATCTATATCTGGGTTGTACCAATGTTTAAAAATCTTGTTATTTGTTTTGCTTGCTGGTAAATTAAATGTCCTTGAATAGTCAGTAAATAATTTATCTATATCGCTTACATCCTGTATAACCTGAGTTAAAGAAATAAGTTCTGCTTCCATTAAATCAACTCTAACAAAATCTTGCGTGTCTGATGATGTTCTTAACTGCGGTTGTATATATAGAATTAATTGCTGCATTATCTAATGTTGTTAACTAAGCTAAATGACTTTTCAAAATTCATTGTGTAATTAATTAACCTATCATTTAAACC